GGGCCTGCCGAGCCTTGCTCCGCTTTCTGATCCAAAAATTAAATCTATTGAATTAGACACTCCATCCACAACCTGTGTGAATGCACCTCCCGTCAGGAGGTCCGAAACATTGGAAAATTTTCCAAATGCATCATCTCTTTTTGCCAAACTATTTGCGGCATCTTTGGCATCTTGAGCTGCCGCCTCCGCAATCTCTCTTTGTCTTTTTATTAAAACCCTTCTGTATTGAATCTGCTCATGTCTATAAATAGACCGAAGTATATTAATCCCCTCTATGCCAGATGAGCCGGTTGTTCCATTTACTTGAATTTTCGGAAGCTCCTCTCCCCAATACTGAACAATATATCCGCCCTTCGCAAGATCAGCCTTAACGAGCTTTGCCTCAGTAACAACAAAGTTTTGAGGATTAATATACATTTGTTTTTTATCCCAAAAAACCTCTCCATCTTTTGATGCAGAGTAAGGATTTTGATCATTAACAAAGGCTTCCATCTCTAATGGAAGAAAAAAGATAATTGTTTGCCTGCCTATTCTATGTTGGGATGTCATTTAATGATTTTCTGTTACTTGCTGCCCGAGGCTAGCGGAAATAGCAAGAAGATTTTTGAGTTCTTCAGTCATGCGGACGTCCACTACTACGTTTTTGTTGTTTTTGTTTGAATCAGTAAAAGCCCTGAGCGCTGCGGCTAAGTCGTCAGTTGTCGGCCCAGAACTTCCGCCGCCTGGGTCGCCGGATGGAGGAGTGGCTAAATTTTGTTGTGTATTCCTATCGACTTTGCCAGCATCAGTTTCTGCTCCGAGAACACTTGCAGCTCCCGTCCCATCTGGGCCTGCACCTATTACTCCCAAAAGCCTATCAACTCCAGCTGCATAGGTGCCCACACCATCTCTCGCTGCTTTTGATCCGACGTCAACCATCTCTTCAAGTTTATCCCTAAGAAGCTCTGCGCCGCCTCTTTGTTTTAAAAGTGTTTCGCTCGCTATTACTGCCAACCAGTTTGATTGTGCGGCAAGATGCCTGTTTGACAGCTCAAGCTTATCTAGAGTCTGATCTCTNCCATCTTTTTCTTTAGCTATCTGCTCTTCGAGTAATGCTTTTGCATCAAGATCTCCAGATCTTGTTGCATCATCTAGGTCAGCTAATAACTCAAGCGTTCTATTTGCTGACGCCTCATCCTTTATTCCAAACTGATTCACTAATAGTTTCTGCTGCATAAAAAAATCTTTCTCTAGCCCAGGACTTTCTGCGGCCTGTGAAACCGTCACAATATCGCCGCCAGTAAATGATGCCAAAGTATCTCTCATGCCCTTTGCTAATTCGGCTCCAAGATCTGCTTGACTTCCTGTTTTTTCTGCTTCCAAAACTGCGGCTTGCAATCCAATCGATGAGCTTAAAACTCCTCCGCCTCCGCCAATATCCAGGCCCCCTCTTTGAAAGATTAAATAAGCATTTGCATAATCAGTTGTAAGGCTTGCTAATGAACTTGATAACCCTGCGGTTAAATCTGTTGCGTTTTCTATGCCCAGCCCCATATCATTCATCACTCTTGCAAACCCTTGCATTAGAGGAACGCCAAAGTCAGCAGATATGCCAAGTTTTGTAAATCCGGAAACAGCACTATTTAGGGTTTCAGAAACGCTTCTTATGCTGAGGCCAGTCTCCATTGATACTCCACCAAACATTGCCATCATCTCTAATGCGTCTTGAGCGCTTTTGCCCTGTTTGTTTAGAGCTGTGCTAAGAAGCCCCATGCCTTCGTTGGCCGTTAGCCCACTTGCGGCTGCCAAAGACCATGCAGCAGCCAAAAGACTTGTGTCTCCAAGCCCTGTTCCAACAGTTTTGTTTAGCTGCTCTAGGGTTACATTTGTTCCTGCAGATGCATCTGCAAAAGCTTTTAGCTTGTCTCTCGTAAGGTGTAATGTTTCACCGAATTGACTATATGTTTCTTTCCTTAGGGCTTCTCCGAACTTAAAGGCTTGCTCAATCGTACCGCCAAATTTCTTATTTAGATCAAAAATACCGCTAGCAAAGGATCTCACATCCCTAGACGGAGCATCAAAAAAATCAAATGCAGCCTTAAGTCCTGCATCGCCAATACTAATAAAATCTGAAAAAGCGTCTCCGACTACCCCAATTCCTTTTCCCAGACCCTCGAAGCCTTCTCCAACCAGTGGACCGGTAGACATTAAGGTAGTTATAAACCCTAAAGAGTTTTTTCCGGCATCTACAAAGTTTTCTGCACTTTTCGCCAGATCCTCGAAGGCGCTTGTCATGTCGCCAACAGGCTTTGCGCTATCCGAGCCAAGACGACTCAGGCGATCAACAGCCTCTCCCATACTTGTGATCGCCTTAGCGGCTTTCAACGCGCTGTCGGTAGTCTTTTTAAACTTGCTATCTTCTGTCGTCATAAATTAACCTATTCTTCTTTTGCAAGATTAAGGAGCCCAGCCAAATTCTTTGGCAAACGGACATTTCTTCCGTCTCTAGCTCTCTCATTATCATATAAATTAGTATTTTTATACTTTTCTTTAATAGCCTGAACAATATGGTCGTCTTTGAATGATCCGTCTAGTATTTGCTTCTCGAACTCTTCGTCATCCATAAACCTTGGATCATCAACCGAGTCTCGAGAATCACGAACCTGCTTAACTGCCTCTGCATTCCAGAATGATGCAAGATACTCTGTTAGGCTTAATTGGTAGTCATATTGATCTGACTCATCTTGATAAAACATTTGAGCATACCAAGCCCACTGCTCTCTGGTTATTTCAGAGAACTTTTCATCATCGACTTTGCAGCCCCAAATTTTGCAGAGTTTCCAACGGAGCCTACTGATAGGCTCCGTTGCTATTTTTTTAGCTCTTCTAACCCGACCTCTTTAGACGAAGTTTTGGTAAGCTCTTCATGAACACGATGTAATCTTTCAACTACTGATAGCTGCAGCCCTAGCACAACGCTTAGGCGCTTATCCTCATCAGAAATAATCTCAGTATCTTCACATAAATCAGCCAGTGGTACGCCGTTAATTGTTCTTAAAGAGAATGACAGAGTAAGGGGCCTGATATCAAGAAGTCTATCGACTTCCTCTGAGGTCATAATCTTCCTCATAATACTTTTTTGTTCATTTATATTTAAAGTTGAAATCTCAAACGTAAAGCCGCCGATGACTTCTTTCCTTGTAAGCCTCCCAAGAAAGGCTAAATCTTTTAAAGAAGACATGCTTAGCTTATTCTGCTTCGGCTCTTCGGTTTTATCTAATTTAACTGGATCTTGACTCACGGGGCTCTCTCCATCTGCTTGCTCATTATTATTTGAGACTTGTCCTGATCTTCTTGGCATATTTAAACTCCACTTGCTTCCATAATACTTAAAATCTTTAAAGATTATCCCTCAAAATGCAAAACGCCGCCCAAAAAGGCGGCGCTTTAACCTAACCTCTTAAGCTGTCTAGTATGCTGCTGATATAAGCCCTGGGAAGTCCAGAGCACCTCTGCGCTCACCAGAGTCTGCGGCACCTTCAACGCTATCATAGCTTCTACCGGGAATCTCTCTGGAGCCCTGTACGCCCTGGCTGAGAGAAACAGGCTCGCCACCTCTAGTTGTAGACATATGCTCTGCAGATACTGTTGCAGTTTCTGCAATAGTATAGTCAGCAGCTGAATAAGTCTTTCCGAGTGCGCTGAACCAGCAGTTATGATAAGTAGTAACTACTGCATCATTTCCACTTCCAGAGAACTTATCAATGATAACAATGTCAAACGGCATTCTCTGCGACTGAATATTTCTAAATCCTCTTGAAAAAGCCTCAGGAAGAGATATGCCATCAAAGACAATCCTATTGATCTGCAAGTTAAACGTTGCTGACTGATTTGGGACTATCTCAATCTGTCCATCTGTGCCAATTTCAGAAATGGGCTTCAGAGTCCTAGCTTGCGACTCGGTTATTGTCTGGATAGCGCCGACCGGCTCGTTGTTTACATAAACAATGATCTGTGTAGATAATCCGGCGCGAGTTCTTCCTCCGGTTGCCGGAGGAGGACTTCCGTCGAAAAGAGTTCCTGTACTTGGATAATCTGCCATTACTTTCTCCTATTAAATTACGCCGACTTCGATATCTATAAAGATATAGTTGATCGGGTAAGCTGGAGCGAACTGTAGGAAGACGTTAATCTGTCTTGGATCAACCTTATCCTGTTCAACTCTGATATTTTTAAAACTTGTAACCAAACCCTGGCTAACTAATCCAGACATAATCGTTCTAACTCTTGCGCCCATTAATACGTTTGTATCTGCGTTCTGAACTCCACCGATAAACGGCCTTAGAGAAGATCTCAGAGTCTGTTTTACGGCATCTCTAATGAAGATAATTGAGATCTCTTCATCTTCAACAAATCCTGATTGACTTGTGGTTCTTCCTGCGAGGACTCTTCCTCCACCGGTAATTGGCTGCAGCAAAGTCGCTCCAACGCCTCCAAGCTGGTTCTGAATAATTGGACGATAAACCTTATCTCTTGTTAGAGAGAATCCTGATAGAGATTTGTCAGTCAATGGAATTGCAACATTCTGTTTAGCTGACAAGAATCCTGCCGCCGCCGCTCCCATGTAGAATCCGTGAAGACTAACATTTGTTCCGTTCACATTTCTTACAATTGAATCGGGATAGAAGTAAACTGCTCGATTACTTGTGTAGTTATCGCTCAGCTTGAAGTTGACTAAGTCCTCTATGTTTCCGTCGAGAACCTCTTGCGCCTCATCTCCTTGTATGCCCTCTATGATTCCAATATCTTCAATTGCGATCAATGAAGTTCCGATAAGTGCAGCCGGAGTAACGCCAATCTGCGCGCCGATGAATGCAACTCGCTCTTTTCGGTTAGCAACAGAACTCATATTTTCACAGTGATTAACTGTTGCTCGGAAGATAGATGAAATCGCCTGATTTGGGAGAGGAACAATTATCTGAGCTTCAGCCGCCTCTAATGCCTCTAGTGCATTAAACCAGTTAGTATCAAAGAAGTCTGCATCATTCTCATCTATGTAAGAAATCTTTAGACCGTCGCCCTCCTGAATCACCCCGCTAGTAACTAGATCTTCATGAAGCAGTAATAGGGCGTCATCTGCATTTGAATCAGATGGATCCTTTACGAAGAACTGCACATCAGAATAAG